ATTCTCAACTGTTTATTATCAATTTGCCTTTAACTTTATATACCGAGCTTATATCACTGACATTCAGAATTATGTCATCGTAATTCTCCCGATCGCCGGCCACCAGGCGGAGTTTGTCCTCCCCGTCGGCGAGCCGAACTATTCGCAAAGTTACAATTTTTCGGCTGACAATCACATATTCTCCCCCGGGAATAATTGCATCCCGGTCGACAGCCTTCAGCAAGACCACCGCCCCCGGCGGCAGGGCGTCCCCCATGGCACGTCCCATGTAACACATGGCAAGGTCGCACTCGCCCGCCTGAGGGATGACCAGGCTGCTCTCGGCCTCGAGGTGGGCGACGTGCGCGATGGCCTGTTCGGCATCCACATTATAAAAAGGTATCTGGGCGCCGCGCAGTTTCTCATCCGCAAACATCTGCCCTTCTCCCGTCAGCAGCCACAATTTATCCACCTGCGGGAATTTGGAGACGATGCGGTCGGCCACATCGAGCGAAATGCCGTTATTACCACGTTTAATCTGGTAGAGGTTTTCGCCGCGTGCAAGCCCGATATGACGGGCGAAGTAGTTGGTCGACATGTTCGCCCATTTGATTACGGCTTCGATCCTCTGCCAATTATTCTGCTTTTCTCGCATTTTATTAGTAAAAATTAAAAAAAATTTGCATCTTTGCACTCCCGGTCCCGTAGTTCAATGGATAGAATATAAGATTCCGGTTCTTACGATATGGGTTCGATTCCCGTCGGGACTACAATTTCAAAATAGCAATCATCTGACAATCTGATGGTTGCTATTTTTATTATTCATGTTTTTGGCTTATTTTTGGCGATATAATACAGGTTTTCACTTCATTTTCCCAAACTTCGTGTGCGTCCTCGTGCTTTGAATGCGTCCACTTCATTACGCAAATATAGCACTTTTCGTCCTATTCTTACTGGGATTAGACACTTTTCTTTCTCCCACCGATGCAATGTCGGATAGGACACTCCTAAAATCTCGGACGCCTCTCCACGGGTACAATACTTTATCTTATCACCCATAGCTGCTTTCACGGCGCTGAATGTTTTTTCAGCAACGCTATCCCCTGTCTCCTGAATGAGCACATTTGCAAAGGTACGCAAATCTGAAGCGCTAATCAATAGCATCGCGTCGGATTGGCGATCCCGCATAACTTGCATGAGCAAACTATCCATATTCTATAAAAATAGTGGCAACTCCTGTTGCCGTCCGTCAATATGATCTCTTTCCTTTGTTTTAAACCTCCGCCACGAAATAGGCGGATTCGGTTCCCTGTATTTACCCCGCGTGGCTCGGCGCCTGTCGCGCTGCGCCCGCAAAAACTGGAGCTTCCTCTTCGCTTGGTTGATCCGATGATTGCGTATACCGTGTATAATTATCATCAGTTCTTCCCGGCTCAGTTCATTTGTCCATACCGTATAGTCGGCGATAGTTGGCCGCCCTTCCGCCCTTCTCCCCATTTGCTTTTATCGAAATAAGTTGCTACCTTTGGAGTGATGTGTCAAAGGTGGGGCTTGAAAGCGCCACAAACGCAAAGGGCTCCGGATCAGGGAGCCCTTTACATTGCCGGTTTGATTCCGGTAAAGGCGATCATAACTATTATTGCCAGTATTACGACCAGCCAAACTATTATGGTTATAGGCCTTTCATTATATTGCTTTTTCATAATTTCTTCTCTGTTTTCTCCAGCTCTTCAAGGAGGGCATCGGCGTATTTTAATGAATCCTCAACCACAGCATCCGCTATTCCTATACCACTCTTAACGACGTGTCTCCCTTCTCTTACGACCACATCTACCAATATTGGCATTACCTGCCCGGCATACACCCGCCGCCAGTACTCCCAGTCAACTGGTAAGGATTCCTTACAAGTTGGGTTCTCAACTGTCAAGTTTTCTTTGACACTTGGGGTGTACTCTCCTCGCGCCAGCTTTTCGGCGTAGTCGTCGTCGCGCATCATCAGGTCTCCATCACACTCGCTCGTTAAAAATCTACAGCCATCAATCGTGAACGTCTCAGCATATTCCTCGTTGTTGGAATTTCTGAGCAATCCTACTATGGGATATAAGCTAACACGATCAAAACATATAATCCGGCTTGTCGATCCGTCTCTAGTGCATACTGGCGCGCCTGCTTTGGCGGCGGCTAAGTCAAATTGTTTCATAATTTTATCGTTCTTTTGCGAGAATCTCGCTATTTCAACAACAGTTTTTCTTTCATATTCCAAACCCGCATACACCCGAGCCGGGCCGCGGTGAGTTGTTCTTCAAGAAATAGTTTGCGACCTCCCCTCCTCGAATAACCGCCCGGCAGCTGATGTATTGACCCGCCTTCGGAATAGTATAGTACCGACGGAATAGCTATATATTTCCCTTCGGGACAGTACTTTTCCTTTAGAAACTCAAACACGCGATCTTTAATGGATTCCGGCACGCAAAAATGGAAATGATACACGCGAGGATCGTTGTGTTCGTGACCTTTCTTGAAATCCGCCTTGAAATCCTCCCATGACCGCTTGATCTCTACCTCAGTCAGGTACCCCGATTTGGTGATAATCACTAAATCAGCCTCGTGGTTGAGTAGTCCCCACGAAAGATTCGGGATGAATATATCCTGCCTCTTGTTCCAAATCCCGCTATTACGCAACGCGATCTGAATTTCATCTACTGTCAGTTTGGTGTCCATACCTTTGCTATTTTACTAATTCAAAAAGTGTTTTATCCTTCGCTATCGTCCCGATTTTCACCCGTTCCGCCTCTTCTTTAGTGTCGAACTTTAATACCATTCCTTCGCGTATTGGGCATCCATTATCCCGCCAGAGTACATAAACCATAAGACACCACTTGTCATCCCAAAACGTGGGCGTCCCGTATATCTCAGCCACGTAAGCATATATTTTACGGGTGACTATTTGACAGATCAAATCGCTCATTTCACCAATTCGAATTCGTAAGCCACCACCCACGGGTTCCGATCCCATGTTCCACGGCCGGACACCTTGTCGATAAGAGCGGCAAAGGCTTCTCTGGGTGATTTATAATCACAGATCAGGAATTGTTTTGTGTCTATAAAATAGTATGGGTATTCTAATGCTTGCGAACCTGCATACACTCCTTCCTTTATGCACTCCTCGTCCGAAATATCCTGCAAGCGCTCGCAACGGATTCCGGTGATGCGGATTTGGTGAGGCATCATCTCGGCTCTAACGTACATTTTATTGCGCCAACCTTTATGTTTGGAAATAATTTGATAGCCGTCAATGTCGGGGCGGGATATGTAATGTTGCGGGTTTGCGCCGATCTGCTCATAGCTCTGCGCTACGGCCACGACCTCGCCAACCTTGTAGCGGCATTTATGGCGAAAAATCTCAACCCCTTGACAGCACATTACGATCCATCCAGTAGCTTCCTCATAAGTGAAATCTTCGGCTGCGGTCGCGGCCAGTTGAAATTGTTTGCCGCCTTCTATGCGGCGCGTATTGTTTTTTATCTCGTCAATGACCGCATATGTCAGTGCGTAGCGGTCGGCAAACATTATCTTCTGCATGGTTATTCTTGGTATAGGTTGTTAATTCTGTCTATCTCGGCGGCGATAAGGGCGCCGGCCTCGGCCAGATCATCCAGTCCTGCCCGGGGGTTCCCTAAAATATCGTACCGATCAGCACGCTTTACCATGTCGATAATTTGTTCAGCCCTCATGTCTCGCCCCGGACGTATTTTATTTCTCGCCTCAGCGATCAGCTCTATTCCTGTTTTCATATGCACATTTTATCATAATCAGATTTAGATATATTGCCAAAGTCTTTAATGGCGCTGATAACCCACGCTACGGGAGCTATCTTTTGCCACTCGTCGCCAATGTGAACACACAATCCGTCACCCGGTATGTATTCACATGATATATCATCAGACCAATCCACATGACTACTGATGTAGCGAGCCAGCTTATCAGATTCAGCACGATACAGTTCGTACGCATTATTTGCTCTGACGATTAATTTATCGGGGTCTGCTTTCATATGGGTTTTGTTTTAAGTCGTGAACGCTGACGGCCAGCTCTACGTCGATAAGGCCGCGGTAGTCAAAGTGAAGGCGGTGGAGCAAGTCGAATTCTGCGAAAGAAAGTCGATCCCTGTCATACGTATACCATATGCTGATACTATTGTCCTTTGGTTTGCACGCCACGAATTGCCCCGCTGCATTAAATTTAAAGCGGCTAAAATGATGGTGTCTCGCTTTCGCCAGCTCCACAATCGGCACGAATGGCTTCCCGCCGTTGTAGTCCTTATCCGTGATCTCTTTGTATAGATCAGACATCGGACGAAGGACGGGTCTTATGTCATCGATGTAGGTGTAGTACTCGTAACCCCCATCGTCAAAAATTAAACCGACGTCTCCGTCCACACTGGGATTAACATTGCCAAGTTGATGTATTGTACAAATGTTCTGATCCTCGTCTTGAATTTTCAACCCATACGGCAGATACCCCGCAATGTCGGTCAGTGTGAGTTCTCGTTTCATCGTATGATTTCTATTATTTTAAGTCGTTCATCAATCTCCGGAAACAGATAATCTATCGCATCACCATCAACTAAAATATCGTAGTCCTGGGCTCCATTCTCAACCGCCCAGTCGTACAGTTCTTTCGGTGTCATGGCTCTGTCTTATTCGTGAATCTCCCGCCAGCCGATGATTTCGTGTCGGTAAAAGGAGCCGTTGCCCGTGAACCAGTAGTTAAATTGCTTGTCGTAAGCCGCTATGTAATATATTCCCGGGGAGGTACATATTATCACTGGTTTATTGTCATCCGGGGTAATGTTTGGGTCGTGCCAGTGCGTCAGCTCTTTATGCTCATCCTCGGCACCCTGACAATATGCCGCAAAGGCCGCATCGGCTCGTTCACCTTTTAAGTCATGTGCATCTCGTCGGTATTGATGCGCGTATTCTATCGCTCTTTCCTCAATCGTTTTCATCTTCGTTCAGTTTTCGGGTGTTAACCCCGCGCCCTTTCAATGGGCGCGGGAATGATTAAACTGTGAAACTATTTCTTGAAAGCGGAAACCGGACGCACGGCGTATGTGTTATACTTGATGTTGCCGTCCATGATGCCCGTGTAGCCGCTGTAGAAGAACGCGTTGTAGGAATAGCACTCCGGATCGGGGTCGGCCTCGCTCGTCCAGTAGATGTTTGTAGCGGGCTTGCCGCCGATCTTCTCGAACGCTTCGTCGAGGCCCCGGAACCGGGCGTCGTACATTTCTATCGCCTCGTGGCGGGTCGGGCAGCGGAAGCCCTCGCAGTATTCGGCGGCGGCTTTCTGTGCACCCTCGAAATTGAATTTGCCCGGCAGGTCTTCTTTGGCGATTTCGAGCGTTCCGGAATCGGTTACCAGCACGACGGTTCGTGCGGTTTCGGGATGCGCGCGCTGCATCCACTCGTCGAGCGGGTACAGTTCGCGGTTTTCGTCGGGAATGTAGATCCCGTTTTCAATGTTGTTTTTCATTATTCAGTCAGTTTTTGGATGAATAATATTCTGCAGTAGTCGATACCACTGTCTTCTTCGACATCATCGACGCTAACTCCGCATTCTTTCGCAAGTTGTCGTGCGGGCATGTATAAAATTTCCGTAAATATCTTCACCGCCTTCTCGCGCATCCGTTCCTCGGCCTCTTGCTCGGCAATCTCGATGGCTTTGCATACATCTGCGTAGATAGAGCCATTCAACCCGCCTTTTTCGGCGCAATAAGCAAAGTTCGCTTTGTTAGGCGTTATGTGATTGATGAACTCTTTTGCTTTTTCGCTTTTCATATGTTCAGTTTATATCCGTTAGACAAAAGCCATTCGGTAGCAGCCATAAGCACATCGACCAGTTTCGGCCCCCCGATAGGAGGTAAGCTCCGACCCTTTCTCGGTTTCGTACCCTGCATACCAGCCTTCATAACATGGGGTGATATTGAGGTAGAATGTTCCCTTGCGCTCGATAAACATCGGTAGCAATTCCATGATGTCAGCGACCGTATAGGCGGGACGATAGTAATCCGGATACTTATTGTGCAGTATACGCCTCGTTTCCTCATCCGTGTTCCATATCTTCAATCGGGCGCAATCTTCGTCTATTTCCCACACCATGCTCGCCTTTTCCGCGGGCACTCCCAGTTCAATCAGCCGCTTCGACTGCTCGATGCTCGTTACTTGGTCTTTCATCTTCATTATTGTTTTACTCACATAATCCGTAATAGCTCATGCAACTGGTCGCTGTATCATCGTCGAACAAACTACCCGTCGCGTTTTGCCATTCGACATACCGCACAACATCGTAAATGTCGGGGTACTTGTTACCGCTGGTGATCGCGTGGGCAGGTATCTTCCCGGACACGAAATAATTTGAACCTATCTCTTTTTCCAATGCGGCAATCTGTTCGATTCGCTCCGGGTTCTGGCGCGATATATTCAGGATATCCCGCTGAGTTATCATCACGCACGGCCAGCAGCCGACACGCTTGTAGCCCATTTTGTAAAGCGGGTTCGGTTCCAGTCCGGCGGCCAGTATGTAATCGATCACCTGCTGCGCCGACCAATCGAATACAGGACGCAGAAGGTCGTCGGCATACTTTGCCCGGAACGCCCGGACATCTTTACTTCGGTAAGTATGCTTTTTCGGTTTGCCGTTTCTGTCGTAACCGTAAGGCTCGAAATAGTACTTAAAGTACGTGCATTGCGCCGACATCTTCGCACGTCTGGCCGATTCTGCCGCCCGGATGCCCTGTGTAATCAGCGTGTTGTCCCGAACCTCGTCGAGTATATAGTCGATCATGGGCTTTGTTTTCAGTTCACCGGTACACGACCGAGAGCTTGGCGCTGGCCATTTCCCCTGATGCCGCGCCAGATCGACCATCCCGTCGTACTTCTTCGACTTGAGCGTCACCAAATCCAAGTGGAGTTTATCCGCGATCCGGTTGATGTACTCGTAGGTCAGCGGATGCTCCCAGCCCGTATCGCAAAATACGGTCGTGAAATTCTTGGTGATATGCTCGCGTGTCCACAATAGCGCCGCAAGGCTGTCTTTTCCACCCGAAAAGGTTACTATGACTTTCATTCTTATCGTTCGTTTAAGGTTAACTGAGGGGACTGGCGTGACTGCAAAACTTATCTGCCAAATACTAAAATGGCGGCATCTCTTGAGTGCTCCGAGGTATTCCCCTGCCACTTCGTAAGAGCTTTGAATTGTGCTGCGGATAGTTTCGTACGATTATTCTTAGGAGCAATCATCCGATATTGCAAGCCTTGCTCCTTGCACCAACCTTCCCAAATTGATGCATCTCGACAAACGCTTCCGGCTCCCTTCAGGCGCTCTCGTCCCGTATTGCCAAACCATTTGCGCTGGCGGGCATCCTCGATGAACAGCCGAATATTATCCTTGCCCCGGATGTCTGAGATCATCTTCACGCGCTCCATTGCCTGGGTGATCGTCATGGTACTCACTTCTGCGAGGTATTTTGTGTCCGAATGCCATACCGCGAAGCCTGTATGTACTCCCGTATCAATGCCTATGTACGTCATAGTTCGTTCATAGATTAAAAAGCCATCCTATCTCTTTCCACTCCTCGGCGGTCAGTAGCTCGCCCCGGCATTCCCGCTCGGCGCGCTCCTCCTCCCTCTTTAGCTTCTCGGTTTTGTGGCGGTCGCGTTCGATGCGTGCCAGTCGGTCGGCTCGATATTCGAGAAACACCTGCAACGCCTCGGTGATGACAAGCGGGTCTACCGTGCCGTAGAAATGCCCGTAATGCCCCGCCTTGAAACGCTGGAAAAAGAGCATCAACTCCGATAGTTTCAGATAACCGAAGTTGTCGGCGATGACCGCCGCCACTGCGTCCGTGATGCGTGAAAACTCCTCCTTGCCTTTCACACCGCAGAAGTTCACCAGATCGGTGAGCTGAATATCCAGCCACGAATCGAGCGTATCTCCACCGTAGGCTTTCCGCACCTGACGCAGGGAAGGCGCATCCCCCGTGAAGCAACGGTCGATATTCGCGGCGCAATAGCGCTGCACGCCGGGGTTAAAACGCTTAAGCATCACCGCCGCCGTCCGTCCCCATTTCCCGCGCCATTGTGCGAGCAAGGCGCGCTCTGACCCGCTCTTCGCAACGGCGCATGAACTCGTCGCTGGTAATGTCGCCATGAGCGACCCGATTGTCTGCATTTCTGCCATAGTCGTTTGTCGTTTTCAGCGGGAATATCCCCGCCCAGTTATTAGCCTTGGACTGCTCGATAATCCCTCGTGCAGTATCCGCATTGCCCCCGGAAAGTTCCATAAGCCGCGCATAGAAGCTTTCGAAGCCCCGCTGTCGATAGGTCTGTCCGCGTTCAGACTTGTAGGCAAGCCAATCCGCCACAATGGATTGGAACGTAGGTTCGACAGCCGAGGTGTCAAGCGTGCACCGGGATTTTTTCGGGAAAAAGTCGTTTAGCCACGTCTGGAAATAGACGTTTTTTGCATGCTGGGCATGGTATCCTAATTTAACATAATCAATAGTCAAACCATCCGTCTTTTTGCAAAAGTCATTATAGTCGTCAGCAAGCGACTTGCGTTTTCCCTTAAACCCATCCCAAAGAGTTACGAACTCTTCGGGGATGCCCGGAACCTCTTCCCCCTGTAAAGGGGGATTATAGGGGGTATTATATGTTTGGTTTAGTTTATCTTCTATATAAGAAGTATCCTCTGTTTTAGGTGTCCCGTTAGGTGTACCTTTAGGTGTACCTTTAGGTGTACCTTTAGGTGTACCTTTAGGTGGTAAATTTGAACACCTAAAAGTGTATTTGCATTTATCGGCACGACCTTTTCCGCCGCCAGAGAATGAGATCAACTCAGCCTGCATAAGACGATTCTTGGCGGCGCGCAAGCTCTTAGGTGACACCCCTACATTGATCGACGTCCGTGCGTCGGAATGCGTGAAGTTATCCGGCCAGCCTAACCGATTCGCTTGTTCTACAAGGTAGAAGTAAAGCCTCGATTCACAGCAGCCAAATTGCCACGTTGCATCAAGTTGCCAAAATTTTCGTATCAGGTCTAAGTAATTCATTCTATGTCCGTGTTACAGCCACACTTTTTGATGTTGCATTTCCCGCTCGATGAAAGAGATCCATTCATTATCATCGGGGCTTGGTAAGTTGATGCCCGCCTCCATTGAAGCCCAATTACGGAACCGATCTATTGCTGTAGTCATCTCTCCTGTATCAAGGTCACGACTTGACCGGAGCCTTTCGACCTCCTTGTGCATCAGCTTGTCGTATTCGACGCGCACAAATAATTCCGGGTTGCATAGCCGTTTGAAATATTCCTGTTTGACATATCCTATCGGATTCCCGGTTTGCATGGCGAATTCGCCAAGAATGACATGTAGGTATCGGTTTTGTTTTCCCGTGCGCTGTGGCTTCCGTTCTGAACACTCGACAAGCGCACGTCGGCTATACAAGGCATTAACGCGATGTTTGAAGCGCTCCCGGTCGATGTCGGTGTTCAGATCGTAAACCATACGGCGCTACATCAGAAGGGCAGGTCATCCACATCTTCGGCGACCGGCAAATCTGCAACCTGGTCGGGAGTGGGTTCCGAGGGACGGAACACCACTGCCTTACCTCGGCCTACATACGTCCGCTTGTCTTTGCGTTCGCGCTCCTCTTTCGACTGCCGGATGAACACGCAGTGCGTATTCTCGTACTGGTCAACCTCGCGGAGCTCAGATACGCAAATGCCGATGTACTTCTTGCCGTTTTCGGCAACAAAAATCTTGTCCTTGGGAATGTCGCTGACACACAGCGACACGTTAATCAGTTCTGCCATTGTTTATTGCTTTTTGAAAGTGGTTTTGATGGTCGTTTTGCTACTACGGGCTGGAGGGAAAAGAACCTCGCCCGTATCGGGGTCTGCCATTCCGGTACGCGGTAGTTTTTTCAGCATCTCCTCGCGCTCCTTGATGTTGGCCTTGAGGGCTTCCAGCGTCTTGTACATATCGTTCAGCCGGCTGTCGCCGCACATCGAATAGTCGTACTTGACGCCCGATTCGGCCTCCTCCAGTCGGCAGTCTCCGAACTGATGCGATTTGCCGTATTTGGCAAGCTCCCGCAGCGTGATGTCGCGCACGTAGGTGTTCTCCTTGAAGAGCTTGATGGCGGCCTCCATACGGCTGATATTGATGTGAGCCGTGATCGGGTCTACCTCCCCGTTTACAACCGAGGAGATAGCCCGGGCGGCCAGCTCGGCGGCGGGCGTCGATTCCCGCGGCAACATTACCTGTGCTTCCATATCACTTTGCATTTTTGCGTGCCTGACGATATGATTCGAAGAGCGCCGAGAAGCGATCCACGACTTCGGCATCGGCGTCGCGGTATTTCAGCAGGCGTGCCCCTGCGTCAAAATCTGCGGCATAGTTGTCAGTCGTGAGGAACCCGTACATCCATTTCAGCAGCTGATCGCAGGTGATAGGGTCATCCAGGTGTTCCATAGTAATTCGTTTGCGGGCAGGTGCCGGAGCGTTGGCCGGGGTCTCAGTGGATTGTGCAGTTTTTGCACTTTGCGCAGCTGCCCGGTTGGTATTCTCGGTTCGCCGCTCGTCCGTGTCTGCATCTTTTGTATCGTCGATGCAAAACAACCCGTTAAGGGCATATTTGCGAGCGTAGCTCGACGCTGTACCGGTGATTTGTGCCCCATCCATCCCTTTCTTGTCGAAATCTTCACGGGCAAAAGCGGTGGACGTCGCCGATTCTCCGGAGGCGTTGGTGATGCGCGCCGTGGCTTTCACGTAGTAGCGATCACCGACATTGACAATATCATCGCAAAGGTTCAATGCGCATTCATGCGTTTTGAGCAGCGGTTTGACTGCTTCGAGAATATCCTCGCAGCTCCGATACTTGTATTTCCCGAAGCTGTTGTACTGCCCCTTGGGGGCCTTTAATTCCGATTGGATAGATATTAACTCTTTCATGTCTAATCGATATAATGTACTTCTGGGAATGTTACTTTAGCAGGGTCGAGATTGCGCATACAGTCCCGTTTTGCCTTTTCGATTTCTTTGGCCGTCATGCGGCGGTTTTCTTCATGACTGGTGATAACTTTACCCGTGGCAAGGCTTTTCACCTCGATGCGTGTTTTCATGATTATAAATTGTTTCGTTTCGCGTAATTTCTCAAATTGGTCAGATGACCGGGATATGCCCGACCGTTGATGTCACGGACACTCATGATCTCGATGCTCTCCTCGTTGCCGATATGGACATCCTCATAGCGCCCCGAAAAAACATCGTAGCGCATTTCGGTGATCGGTTCGAAGTGATGCACGGCCTCGATATCGTAGATTTTGTAGGCAACGGTGTATATCTGGCCGTCCTGATCGCCGCGGACATCTTTGTCGATAGATTCCTGGATGGCTTGGAAGATCAACTTAAAGTCTACATCAATCAACCGGGATCGGATTCTCGACCATTCGCCGCGCTCACCCGTAATATGTTCGCTCGGAATGTCTACCAGCTCCTCCGCAACCGGAAGGGCCGGGGATGTGGTTGTCGTGTGATATTGCGTATTCATGGCTGGTCGTTTTTAAAGTTCTGATAAAATTCTATAACCTGCCGGCATTCCTCTATCGAATTAAGTTCTCCAGTATGATATTCATGCCCTATATATGCCGATATGGCTTTATAGAGTTGCTTACGTTTGCCTCGGTCTTTTGTCGGAAGCCAGTAAGAATCTATTATCTCGTGTACTCTATGACGCCAAGACCTTAATTCGGGGGTTGGAATAGTTCCAAGCGGTCGACCGTCCCGATGCGTGCCTACATAGTTGCCGCAGTTAGGACATTGATAGAATGTCAAATAGGAGAGATCAGGACGATGCGGATATATTTTTGATCCGACCATCAACAACGCATCTACTTGCTCATGGCATTTGACGCAGTACAAGTTCATGGTTCTTCGAAGATTTCATCCAACAATCTGCCTACTTCTTTCTTGCGGTGCTGGTTCGACAGCACCCAGCGGAATACGGCGGCAAGCGGAACCGCCCACATCAGGAAGATGAATAACTCGGTCATATCACGTTCCTCCCTCTCATGCGGTTGTACGATACGTAATTCCAGAGGCTGATCCTGCGTACGATACGTCGCCGGATTCTGTACTGCAGGCGCCAAACTATGGCGGTGAGCAGCTGCTTATCGGTGCGTCTTACGCCGACAAGCTGAATATCATTGTCCATGATTCAGCGGTTTAATGTTTGACTTTGGGAGGAAATACCCGGTTTACGAGTATGGTGCCGACAACGACAGCATACGCGGGATAGAGCACGCGGAACTGGGCAAGGAAACAGCCTAAAGCATGTTCCTCGCTGGCGGCGCGGATAACGTTGGTGTAATCGACCTTATCAGATGAAAACATAGGCCGTGTTGCCTTGAGATGGCAACGGTAGAATACGGTGCGGCTTTTCTTAGCGCGCGGTGTGGTCGGGGTATGATTTACCCGGATACCACTTGTGTTGTGGTTTGGCATTTGGTTAACACAAGTTAGTTGAACAATATGTATAAAAAGAAGGACGTGCCCTCCAGTTAGTCGCCAAACCACCACAACTGCGGGTGCAGAAGTGAACCGAGAACACGCCCTAAAAGGCGTTTTGTATTTTCTGATTTACCCTCAATTGGGTGGTTTGGCTCTACAAATATACGAATTCATTTCGAATCTGCAAAATTATTTCTTAATTAACTTGGCTCTTCCGTCTTGTATCTCGTATTCACGACCACAATAGCCACAAATGACTATATCATCATCCCAGTCTTGCTCCAACCACTCTAATTCATCAGAATCGTTGGCATCGCAAGCGGTATTACTGTCCATCAATATATTTCCACAAAGGCATTTTAGTTTAATATTAGATGTATATTCAATATTTGTCGCATAAAATTCGCATTCAATACCCTTTGTTTCGGCTTCCTCAGCCGCTTTTTGGGCTGCTTTCTCATAGGCCTGTAAGCATTCTATTTGCTCCCGGTTTCCAATTTCAGGTTTTTCGATGTTATTACCGCGCATGAACTCGCCGTTCACAATGCGAAGTGGGTGTGTAGAATTCATGATTATTTAATGATTAGGATAGAGAAAAAGTCTTTACATATCCATTTTATGTGTAAAGAAAATCGAGAATTCTTTACACGTTATTCGTGGATAGGACGCCATTTTTAAGCCGAAAGGCCGCAAAGAAAGGAGGTGTTTTCATGGAATCTCTTAAGTCCAGAGGCGGTAAGTTGTATAAACTCGTGTTTTGCAAGTACATCCGTAAAAATGGGAAAGTAATATATCCCAAAAAGGCCAAGGCCTTTTGTATATGGGTACCTGTTGATAGCGTAGCGTAAACAGATGCCGCCCGTGGAGTGGTAGGACACTCCACATTTTCATCTATTCTACCTCAAATTCAATGCCATCCTCCGCGACCTTTCGGCATTCTTGAGATACTTATCTTTATACTTTTGATTGGCCTTCTCCGGAGGCACGAACAGCACCGTATTGTTGTCCAGTCGCAAGGGAACCAGCCCTTTGTCTTTGAGTTCTTGAAGATATTTATTCATAACTGTTTGATTGTATCCAAAAGATGCGGGGGACTTCTTACTACCCCCGCGATGCCCGTTTCGTGGGCTTCCGCCTCGGCCTTGCTACTTCCTTCACGCAGCCTCGGATTGTCGAGGGATATACCCTCTGTCAGCTTCCGTTGTGACAGACGCCCAAGCGCCCGATCAAACTCACAACATTAGGGTTAGAACCCCGTTGAGCTACCCGGATTCGAACCGGGAGTACCGCCTCCAAAGGGCGGTGTGTTAACCATTACACCATAGCTCAATAAAAGCCGCCTGAATCTCCACTCGCCCACGCTGCCGCGCAGGGCTTCGATCTCGGCGGCACACCATCCGCGGGCTTCACAGCTGGCCAATGGCAAATACCAAACTTAAAATGCGATATGCGGACTATTGGAAGGAATCCGCGACCTGTGGCATATAGTACTCGTTAAACTGCGTCGGCCGCCCGTCTTCCGTGACGGCCTTCTGTTTGGTCGAGCAAATGGAGTATCCCATTTTCCGGAGCCGGCTGATTATACGTCTGAGCTCCGTTGTGTGGTATAGCCTCTCAGCCTTGCGAACAGTCAGCCTGCCGCCGGCCTTGAGATAGTCCAGAATTTTACTTTGCGGATCGTGTTTCATGGCCTTTGATGTATTTGCCGCTTTCCCCACGGGTGCGGTCGAATTCCCTGAGCCTGCCTTCCAGTTCGTCGATGCGCTTGTTCAGGGTATCACAGGCTTGAGTGAGCGCCAATACCTCGTGTTCCCGCTCTATAAGGCGTCCATCCGCTTCATTGCGCTCGTAAAGGCATGTAGCAAGCCGCACCTCCAGGTCTTCGATCCGTTTCCACATTTTCCATCTGGGCGTCAGGTCGAAGCATAGAAATCTCCTCTTCCTCAAAGTGTTCTTCTCCATAGTATAATTGTTTTAAGGTGTTACAAATAAGCCCGCGCACATCGTTTCTCTACACTCCATTTCAAGACAACACCACCCGAAAGATGCACGCGGGCATGAAGCAGGCTTTGTGCTGTGCAAATAATGAAAAAACTACTAACCAGAAAGAACGTGTGCGCAAAGCCTGCCATAGAGCCTGGATAGGCGGTCAAGCCACACCAGGCATAATAATGCTTCATTTATCCCGGTGGGCCTCGCCGCTCATATCATCGCAGCTTCGGATCCTATGCCAGTCTTTCGCGCATTTCAGCTATTTGCTTTTGCGGGGCTATCACTTTGAGCCTTGCCCACGGCCCGCCGATGACGCTATTATCGGCCTAACGGATCGCTTTTGCCTTGCGGCGGGGTTAGTGCCAGCAATCAAACCCCTCACCTATATGGTGGCTATCTTGGGAGTGCGGCAGGATTCGAACCTGCATTTATTGTTTCGCGTTTCACAAGCCGATACAAACCATAAGAGGTTGCCGTTCTCTCGTCTCTCCTTAATCGTTTTCCCATTAAACTACGCACCCTGTGGCGTTATTTGTCCTTTACCTTCTCAACCTTCCACGTCTTGTGCATGGTAGCGATCAGGTCTATATACCCTTTGTATTCCTCCATCTGCTCGGTACTATAGCCTTCGGCCTCGCCAATTTTTCGGAAATGCTTCTGCCACTCGGAAATGGTGTAGCGTTTGCATCCTATTTGAATAACATCCTCACCCCAATAGGATACCGTATGACGAGATGCGCTGATAAATAGCGATTTAGGAACATCGCACCCGTTGCCCAGTTCGCACCAGTAGCCCAGTTTGCACCAGTCGCCCAGTTTGCACCCGTTGCCCAGTTCGCACCCGTTGCCCAGTTCGCACCAGTAGCCCAGTTCGCACCTGTCGCCCAGTTCGCACCCGTTGCCCAGTTTGCACCAGTCGCCCAGTTGGCACCCGTTGCCCAGTTTGCACCCGTAGCCCAGTTGGCACCAGTCGCCCAGTTTGCACCTGTTGCCCAGTTCGCACCCGTTGCCCAGTTGGCACCCGTAGCCCAGTTTGATATTGCGCGCCTCAAATTCAGAGGCTAATTCAGAAAGTTCATTGTACTGAAAAGGTGTCCAGCCGGTGCCGGCAACCCATAGATAAAGTGTCTTCATGGTGGTGTATGTTTTGTGTTTAAAGTCCGTGTCAATTTTCAATCACCGTAAGCAGCTCGATGTCGTCATACCTGCGTTTTGACCGCCGCATCATCCGGCATTCGAAACTGGAGCTCAAGACTTCGACCGAGAACAGGCAGAGAAGAACCGCCGCCCCGATCCGCCGGGTCATTTCCGATATGTTGAGCGTGATGCCGAAGTTCTGGGTGAAATACCATGTCACAAGGGCGTTCAGGTTGCGTTTTACACCGGCTTTATCGTATACATTCTGCAAGTGGTTGGCAACACACTGGTAAATCACATTCATGCTATCGGCGATCTCCCGAAGGGAGTAGCCAAGCACGACCCGGTTCACGATCTCGCGCTCACGCTTGGTGAGTATGGCATCGGTTTTCATAGCTATGCAACTCCCCAGGGGTCATCGACACCCCATTTTGTGAAAATCGCCTCTATCTTTTCCCGCTCCGTAGGCGTATGATTCACATATCCATACTTACGGTTATGAAAAGCCCTCTTGCATAGGCCGCCTTTTTTTAGCGCTTGGCTGATTTCGTCCATTGCGATGCTGGCGAGATCACGCCCTTTTCGCCGGGCGCGGATGATGTTGTAGCCCTTCACGAAGGCACAGCATTCGATGTCATTCTTTTCAGTATTCATAGCTTTGTTTATTTATCCAGAAGCGCCATTATTCGTTCGATGCAGGCTGCTTGCTCCTCAAGCAGTGTAGCCAGGCGGTCAGTAGTTTTGATTAATTCATTCATGATATGGTTATTTTTTTAGTCACCATAGTACATTCCACGGACGCCATAGAAATCTGACGGCACCTTCAGCAGCTCGGGGCGGTACTCCGTGGTCTTCGGCTGCTCCGTCGGGCGGTTCTCGATCTTCGCCGTCATCATCGCCAGCTTCTCATTGCGCCATGCTTTTTTCAGGCAGGCCGAAAAGGTCATTGACGATTGTACCCGTTTCAGGTACCACGCATTCTTCATAATCTTGCTTTTGTCGTAAGTTTTCATGACGCTACGCTTGGTTATTTCAAAAACTTTTGTATATCTTTACATTGTTTTGTGGTGCATAACTCTATACCTTTGCGGTGTAGTTTAGTATCACACTGCAAATATATCTAAAATTAGATATAACACATCTTATTTTAGATAAAATGTTTTTATAATTTTAGAAACAGTTATAAGATAAAGCATTACATGGCTAATATAGAGATAGATAGAGCTATTGAATTGTTAATAGAAAGCCCTGAGAATAATAACCAAGTGGCTAAAGGGACGGGAATACATCCGTCTACTATCTCTAATTATAGAACAAAGACCACTAAGCCATCGGTGCCTAATGCTCGATTGCTTATTGAATACTTTACGAGAAAAAATACCGGGGCAACCCAAAATGATAACACTATTACTAACCCAACAAAAACTCAGGAGATGGATCCACTTGCAATGGACTACATCAACACCCTAAAAGAACAGCTTGCTAAAGTGACCGCAGTTGTTGAAGAGCAGAATGCGATCATCAAGCGATTGACCCAAAAGGGTGATGGTGAAGTCCTCTCTCGAAGAGTGGGTGCAGTCAAAGAAAAGCAAGATGAATTAACGGAAAACCTGTGACGCGTCATCGTGCAGATTGCACCCGAAAGGAGGCGAACACCCTCCTTTCAAAATGGGCAATTTTGCGATGGGCTAAAAAATGTTCTTTTCAGATATATTAATATTTTGTGCGTCAGATCATTATAGCACAAAAAGACGAGGGGGGGGGTTTTTGGACAGAGAATAACAGATACGGACATTCACCCCCATAACAAAGTAAATAATGCCCCTCTCCGAGTTTTCGAAGAGGGGTAAATTCATAAACTCATGAAAAAGTTACTATACTTCTTGCTATTCTTTATTGGGCTAACGCTATACGCTTGTACGTCGGAAAGAAATAATGATGGCGGCTTCGACCCATTAAGTGGCTACGGCAAAAAATTCGACTTTTCCAATATTGACACGGACGGATTATTTATTACAGGTTGTTGGGGAGATTACGGGAACAGCGGCGATGGCACCGCGACTTTCCCGTATAGGGAATTATGGGGTAAAGATTATGTTGTAATATTAGGCAATCGAGATGCCACATATGCCTGGATAGGAGTATTTGATTACTTTACCCATAAATGCATATATGACTATACGGACTGGGAAAAACCAATCGGATATACAGAATATGGGGAGGAGGTGCAATATGAAATTACAACTATCCAGCCACATGAATTAACGTTCGGAGATAATTACTTCACAATACCAATAACATACAGCGACAGGCAAAATCGCAGGACTGAAATAGACTTAGTAATATATAGGGTCGACGGCACTACGACCAGAAATAAAGTGCTGGATACTGCTTCTTCGCATTATGATGGTTATATAAATACAGGAAAATTATCTAACAATTGTCTGTTTTTTTATAGTTATGATGATATGCATGAAAATTCGAGTATCATCATATGGTTTTATGAGATACCGAGCGGAAACAAATTTTATGAATTTACTTTAAATAGCCTCGATGGATGGATTCCGCGTCCACCAACAACAGCATTTGATATAATAGGGGCAGCATTCGCCAATGCAGATTATACGCAATCTCGCATCCTCATAAACTCTAATGATGTAGAATCCTGGCTCGCGTATACAAGTCCAGATCAATCAATCAAATTAGTGGCTTACGATCATGGCGAACTATCCGACGTTCAGGAAGTAGCGATTTTCGATGAATATACGGGCTCCTATGACCAAGCGCCACGGTATGCAGTTGAATACTTAGAACAGGAAGCCGATAGCCATTTATTAAAAGTAACCCGCACTGAATACAACGGGACGCGGGAATCCAAGAATGTGCGCGTATACTTGGATAATTCGGGCGGACATATCAATATTCAATAACCAAAAGCCCTGGCATCTGTCGGGGCATTTTTTTACCCAAAGTGTAGAATAATTCACTACCTTTGTGCGTTTTTTAGCATGAAATATGTTATATTTGCATAACAACTACCATCCCAACGATGAAAGCGCAGCAATTTAATGGAAGCTATCCAATGAAAGAAGGTACTGGCATAAGCGTAAGTTTGGCCGTCATCCTCTATGAGGAGGACAAGATTTACTATGCCTATTGCGCTGCCCTTGATATTCTCGGATACGGGAATAGCGAGGAGGAGGCAAGACGGTCTTTTGAAATCATGCTTGAAGAAATCTTAAAGTACGCTATATCTGAGGGAACTCTTAGTGCGCTGCTCGAATCTTATGGATGGAAAAAGCGACAGCCTCCAAAGACGAGCGATCTTATCACCCGAAGCAGCGAGCTGGCAGATATTGTCGATAACAAAGCATACAGGACTATTCGGGAGAATATAACGCTTCCTTGTGCATAATGGGTGCTTTATCGAATATTGACATTGCGGATTTTCGTCGGTTCCTAAAGCACTTGGGATGGGAATATGGCGGCATCAAAGGCGGCCATGAAAAATGGTGCAAGAAGGGCATGCTTCGTCCTGTCATATTCCAGACGCATATAAATCCCATCCCGATAGGAATTATCAAGAACAATCTGCGGACAATGGGATGTCCTGCGCAGGATTTGATTGACTACATGAATAAATAGCGAGAAGTTCGTTCAACATCAGCCCCGGCCGTATGACCGGGGCTTTTTTTGTACCTTTTGACCAATACAACCCACCTAAGTAAGGTTTCTCCATAGGGAAAACACAAACCTTTGGAACAATTCACCCAAGAATAAAAGCCTCAAAAATCAGGGGCGAAACCCATTGTTATTAAAATGCCTGCTCCCACCTTTGCCTTGAGAGATTGTTTTTCATGGCAGAAGGGAAGCTGACGATAAAGCAGGAGAAGTTCTGCAACAAGTACCTCGAGTGCGGCAACGCATCCGAGGCGTACTGCTTTGCATATGGTTGTAAAGGATGGTCGGACGAATCTGTCAACGTAGCTGCCTCTAAACTGTTAAAAACCGCTAAGGTTTCGCTAAGGGTAAAACAACTTCAAGCCCAATTAGCCGAAAAAGAACTTATCACCAAAGAGGAGCTAATCCGGCTTAATGTATCCATCATTAATGCCGACGTACTCGATTTTGTCGATGCCGATATGGTTGACATGCAAACCGAATATGGCGTACGGCAGGTTGCGTCTATTTCTTTCCAAGACCTTAAATCTCTTCCACCCGAGAAACGCCGTTTAATTCAATCCATAAAAATAGACCGTTCAGGCAGCCCAGTTGTGGAATTGATGGACAAGAGTAAGGCGATAGAAACCATTAACCGAATGCTCGGCTACAATGCCCCGGAGAAAACTGCCAACACTGACACTAAAGGTAATGACCTTCCGCAGCCGACATTCAATACAGATCGTTTCTTTCAATTAATACAAATGAGCAGGAGCGATGACTGATTATTCCAGTGTAGGCGACTTCTTGTTGAAGGAAGGGTGTTTGGCATTTACGGCTGTAATGTTCGAGGCTGTGAACAAACAACCTTTTCGGATTGCGCCCCATCATCGAATAATATGCCATAAACTCGACCAGGTACTGCGCGGAGAGCATCCAACCAATCGGTTAATGTTTAATATTCCGCCACGGCACTCTAAAACAGAATTGGCGGTTGTATCTTTTTCTGCATTGGGTTTTGCACTCAATCCTCGATCTGAGTTTATGCATCTTTCGAGTAGCGATCAGCTCACGACCCGGAATGTTACGAACATACGAAGGATCATGGAGGATCCCAATTACCGCGCATTCTTCCCAAATGTCGAACTGTCCAACAATGCCAAAGGAAGTATATCCACCTCAAGCGGGGGCGTAATGTATGCGGCTCCCTTTATGGGTCAAATAACAGGGTTTGGATGCGGTAAACTGGGAGCACAAGAATTCAGCGGTGCAATGAGTATTGACGACCCAATGAAGGCTCAGGATAGCTACTCCAGTACTACCAAAGAGCGCATTGGCGAACTGTGGACTTCTACATTCAAGAACCGTCTTAATGACGTTCGCACCCCGGTCATTGTAACAGCTCAAAGGCTCGCTCCAGATGATTTTTGCGGGTACTTATTGCAGCTTGAAGGCACGATAGAGGAAGGTGGAGAATGGGATGTTGTCAAATTCCCCGCAATCTTAGATGCAGGGCTGCCTACCGAGCGTGCACTTTGGGAGGATCGGTTCGCGCTTGATAAATTAAAGCGATACCAAGAAGCGGATCCCTTCATATTTGAGACCCAGTACATGCAGAATCCCAAGCCTCTTGAGGGATTAATGTATCGTGAATTCCGAACATACGACGCTATCCCCTACTCCAAAGATTGCACGCATAAGAATTACACCGATACAGCAGATACGGGAAGCGACTATCTATGTTCGATATGTTACGACGAATTACCCGAGGGAAATTATGTGACCGATGTGCTCTACACAAAAAAGCCCATGGAGTATACCGAGCCCAAAACAGCCGAGATGCTCGCCAAAAACAACACCGAATGGGCAAATATTGAAAGCAACAACGGGGGCCGTGGCTTCGCGCGCAATGTAGAACGCATCTTACGGCAAATGAATATTACTCATACCACAATCAGCTGTTTCTCCCAAACAGACAATAAGCAGGTGCGCATATTTACCAAGTCGGCAGACGTCAACAACATGACATTTTTCCCGACAAATTGGGACAAAAGATGGCCGGAATTCTATCAGGCCATTATGGGATACATGAAGGAAGGGGGCAATGCGCATGACGATGCCCCCGATGCGCTGACCGGATGCTTTGAAAAGCGCAGCACACCGATACAAGACGATGATTTAAGTGATATTAATATTTGGTAAACAATGAACTTTTTAGACCGCCTTTTTACTTTTTTCCAAAATAAAACGCTCAATGCCTTGGGGGTTGAGAGGGATTTAATGGAGCTTATCAAGGCAAAAGACATTAGCCAGGCGATGTCTTTAATGGAAGATCATGACGAAGAAGCAATGCAGGCAATACGGGAGTATAATCCGGAACTTCACGCCATAATGAAGCGCCCGAATAAATCAAGAAAGGGACAGGGGGATTATCGAACGGAAAAACTGCCCCGCTCGCGCCAACGCTATATAAATGAGGTGGAATTGTTCTTCCTGCTCGGAAATCCGATAAAATGGAAGGTATCCGACGAATCCGGTGATGCCGATGCATTTTCGGCTTACAAACAATTCCTTCGAGAAATACGATTTGACAGTAAGATGCGACAGGCTAAACGGCTGGCCGGAGCAGAAACCCAAAGTGCAAAGCTGTATCACATTTACAGGGACGAGGCAACGGGGCTTCCTTGGGTGAAAATAGTTGTGCTGTCGAAGTCTAACGGATATACCTTGCGCCCCATGTTCGACCAATATGGTAACCTCCTCGCATTTGGATGTGGGTATTATTTGAAGGAGGGCGCCGGAACAGTAGAGCATTTCGACATTCACACACCCACTTTCATATTTCGGGGCAGAAAAGCCAAAATAGGTTGGGATGTAACCCCAGTGCTTAATCCAACTGGTAAAATTAACATCATTTATTACAAGCAAAATACGGCATGGGATGGATTGCAGCCCCGAATTGATCGGGAAGAAATTATAGATTCAAAAACAGCAGACACCAACAATTACTTTGCGGATCCAATGTACGTTGCCACCACAGAGGTTATCAAAAGTCTTCCCAAAGCTGATTCCCCCGGAAAGGGGATCAAGCTGTCAAGCAAAGATGATCGGTTTGAATATCTTAATCCACCTATGTCGTCTGAAACGAGGCAGCAGGAAAAGTCGGATTTAAAAGAATCTATACTTTTCGATACGTTCACTCCCGAATTCACGCCCGAAAAGATGGTGGGATTGGGTACCTTATCCGGCGAGGCAATCAAGCGAGCGATGGTTCTTGGGTATATAAAACGTGATAATCGAAAAGAGATATATGACGAACTCGTCGACCGGGAAAAGAACCTAATATTGGCGATTATGATGAATGTAACTCATATCCATATGAGAGACAAACTCACCACCCTCAAGATCGAGCATGAATTTTCGGAGCCCTTCAACGAAGACATTACTGCAAGGTGGCAATCCATAGGGAAAGCCTATGCAGATGGAGTGCTTTCACTTGAGGAATCTGTAAAATTAATGGGTGTTGCAGATAATTACCAAGAGGAAATCGAACGGATAAGGAAGAATAAAGAATCAAGCGTTTCAGGCGCATCTCAAAAAGGCGAAGAAACAAACCTTTTGACTAATTACACCCAAAATAAGAGTATCGCGCCTCAGCAAGAATAAAACCATTAGAACAAAAACAAAAATATTATCCTTATCCATTGTTATTAAAATGCCCGTCGAAATCTTTGCAACAGAGATTAATTAAAAGAATATGAAAGAAAAACTTTTAGCACTGCTCCAAACCAAATTTCCGGGGGTGGACAATGCGATCCTCGACCGAATCGCAACGAAGAAGTCAGAGAATGTAACGGACGAAGCGCAATTACCTACCATAGCAGAGGGGATTGGCTTTCAGGACGTGTTAACCAGCTACGGCGACTACCGGGCAGGGGATGCGCAGCAGACCGCAGTCAAGAACTACGAAAAGCGGCATAACCTCAAAGACGGGAAGCCTATCGAGCAACCTGCCACAGGGGAGCGGCAGGCGAATACTCCTCCCAGTAGCGAAGAGCCCGAATGGTTTAAAGCCTACAAACGCCAGCAAGAAGAGCGTGAAAATGCTGTAAAAGCAAAGTACGACGCCTTGGAAGCAGCACGTGTAAAGGCTGAACGAGACGGACTTATTCGCTCAGCGGCTAAAGCGGCAAACATCAATGAATCGGCGTTGAACGACATTCTCGGGCTCGCTTCCGCGATGAACGAGGAAAAGCCGGACGAAACGAATATCAAAGAAAAGTTCGCGGCTATACAGACGCGATTCGTTGCCGCAGGGCTTGAGGGGCAGAAAACGGCATTCCCCCTCTCCACATCTGAGGCTCAAAGCAAAGAAGAGGCCAAAATGTGGGCTGAAAATCTGCCGGATGCAAAATAAAAACAGCAACAAACATGGCTATTAAATTCGAAAAGACACAAGTTAAGGGCGGGTTTCCGGTATTCTGGCGCGGGGAGCGCGAAGTGCTGCCGGGTGATTTCGCCTTGAAGGGCACTTATCCGGAAGGCACGATACTCAAGGAAGGGACGCCCCTCAAACTCGATTTCGAGAACATGCAATGCACGATCTGCAAATCCGCTCGGATTGTCGAAGGAGGCACCACAACCAAGCCGCGTGTCGTGAAAGGCTCTATGTTCCAAATCAACGATTCCATCAAGGTTGGCGAATCCTCCGGCACAGTAAAGGGCATCAGCACTACCAATGAATCCTACGATGAAATCACCCTTAGCGCAGCAATGACCGAAGCCGTTGCCGGGGCCGATCTGCTTGGCGGGGACGAAATGCCGGATGCAGTTATCGAAACGACCAAGAAATATACTACCACAAATGGGTTCCCTACGGTTTCGGCAGCTTACGGCGCCCGGATTCTCAAGGATGTGGTATATCCTATCCCGGCTGCATGGTTGCAAGGTTTCAGCCTGAAAAACAACCATGAAATAAAGTACATCAGACAGTAAAAGGCAGGTAAACAATGAGTGAAGTATATTATTCTTCTATTTTCAGCGAGCTGACCAAGCAGGTGCAAGCTCGCATCGACGCAGCATCTGAACTGCGCAAGCGCTTGTTCGACCAAAATGTCTACGAGCGTTTTTTGGAGTGGGACACCCCCATGGTAGGGTTCAATTTCGAAGAGATCATCGGCTCGTACAATCTGAGCGTGGCAGCCGCCACCTTGGATTCGAAAGGCAAGGAGCCCATTATAGGATCTGAAGGCCTGGCTACAATAGCCAAGAAAGTCCTCATTCACCAAATGACCCTACCGATGCCCATTGAAGACTATCGGAAGGTACTTCAGCTGCTGGATTCACGCATGATCTCAGATCAGGCAAAGAAACAGCAACTCGTAAACCTCATGTGGGGCGGCGTTGAACGGGTCGTAGAATCCGTACAGGCCAAAATAGATATCATCTTCCTGGGTGCCCTCTCGAACAAAGGGGTATTTTCATTCACTCAGGAAAACAACCCCGAAGGAGGTGTGCGAGGCAATATCGACTATGGCATGCCGCAAGAAAACATCGCCACAGCAGATACACAGTGGACGGAGGGCAACATCGACACGGTCGATGTATTCGAGGATATCCAAGGCGTTGTCGATGCAGCTCAGGAGAAGGTGACCTTCGACCGCATCCTTCTGGATCAAAAGCGGCTTTCGTACATCTTGCGCAGCAAGAAGATGAAGCAAGTCATCTTCGGCACGGACAAATCATCGTCCCCTCTTCTGCTGGCCTCCCTGAACGAGTTCATGCGATCGAACGGCCTGCCCGTATTCGAGGTGATCCGACGGATGACGCGCATTCAGGACAACGGCAAGATCCGCGAGTACAAACCATGGAACGACAAGAGCCTCGTATTCGTGCCGGAGGGTCGTCTCGGCGTCATCAAAAACGCTTACGCGGATAACGAACTTCGCCCCGAGCCGGGAGTTGCCTACTCCAACTACGGACGCATCCGCATCTCGCAGTGGGGCAAAGGCGAGACGGACAACTCGAACGGCGTGGAGTTTACGAAAGCACAATCTATTTCGTTGCCCGTCATTACCGAGATCAACGGTATTTACTCGCTGAGTGTAGAATCGTAGAAGTACATGACGGTCGCAGAATGCATACGTCAGGAGTTCAGCATGGTCGGAACCATCTCCGACTATGGCGTTCGCCGCTTCGCCAGGGAATGGGGTTACGATCCCAACTCCCTGGCGGGTAGCGACCATCAGCAACAACTAATCGCCAAGCGCGTATCTGAGTTCATCGACAGCCTGATAATGCACCCTCTGTCGGTAAGCGAAAACGGGCATTCGGCGTCCTGGTCTGAAAGCGCCATGAAGCAACGGGCACAACTGATGCTTCGGCAATATGGCATCACGCCCGGCGAAGAATTGAGCAGCTCTATTGGCCTGTCCTCGATAAAGGATGCTTCGAACTTGTGGTAATATGTATTTCGCGCCCCACATACTCTATTTGAGGAACGATCCTCCCAAACAATACGACGAACTGGGACGTCCGATAGCTATGTCCGAAAGTGATGCATGGCAGGAAATAGGTGATTGTCGTTGCGACGACGACACAACCGTCCGCCTTGTATCAGAGAACGGGGAGCTACGCCAATCGAAATACCACGTCGTATACGAAGGGAGAGGAGTGCCCAAAGGAGGCTACGTGAAGTGCATAGACAAGGCGACCGGCACGGTACGGGGCGAAGGCTCTGTGGCAATAGCCAAGGTAAACAACTATTTCAACGCTTCAGACCTTTGGATATGATTACAACAGGAGACGCGCGCAACATACTGTTCTCAGCGTGTAAGGGGTTTGGGATAAAAGACATGCACACGTCATGGGCTATCCCTGTAGGGAAAGTCAATAGAGAGCGCATCGTCGTTATCACACCGCCCGAGCAGACGCCGGATACGTATTGGGAAAATTGCTTTGTAGCTGTCAACCTGTGCGTCCCTGACATCAAGGGAGAAGCGAACCTCAGACGGCTGGACGAACTCGAACGGGCAGCCAAGGCGAGATTCAAGGAATGGACATACGGCACTTATGACGGATCCGCATACAGGTACAGGTATGAGAACATCGGCCGCGAAGAAGATGTGAACCTCGGATGCCACTATATCTACATCAGAGTACTATTCAGAGTATTAAACATTAAAAACAACTAAAACAATGGCAAAAGTAATAGCAGTAGGAATCAAGAAGCTGTATTATGCAGACCCCGCAAAGGTCACAGGAGATCTTACGGGCACCCTGCTGGGAACCATCATTAAAGATCCCGCTACGAAACAGGTGGAAAACATCCACCAAGACACATGGAGCATCGAAGAGGAGGAGCCGTCTACCACGGAGTACAGGAATCAACTCACCAATGGCGTATATCGCCAAGACACCGAAATGGGGAACATCCAGATGTCGTTCACTATCGGCCAATACGACTATGAAACCAAGGCAGCCTTCATGGGCGGCACTGGATCAGAGACGTCATGGAAGCGTGCGCGAGGCGTCACGCGCATTGAAAAATGCATGATCGCCATGACGGAGGACAACCAGTATTGCGTCTTTCCGAAAGCCTCGGTTATCGCCCGCAACACCAACAATGATGGCGCCGTAGGTATCGGTGTAGCAGCTGCCGCCCTGGAGCCCGACAATGCGGCGGTCTCGTCGGAATATTGGTTCGATTCTTCGGAGGTGGACACCGAATAAGAGCCTCTTAGTCATCAGTAGCCAAGGGGTGGGAGGCGTGTGCCCCTCACCCCTACTTATTAAAATCAATCTTATGAAATTGGAATTTATAAGTATCCGCATCGCATCGAAAGGATACACTGTATACAAGATGTCCCCCATGACGGCAACGCGCATCATGACGGCGCGGGACGTTAACAAAGATCCGGACGAGAGTAAGGCGTGTATATCGGCAATGGCATACAGTATAGCCCTGGCCATCGCAGGTAGCCGTAACATATTCGCGGGCATCAGGGCGTGGTTTTTACGCCGCAAATTCATGAAACGGGGCACATTCAACGAGTTGTTCGACTGTTACCAGAAAATACTACTGATGATACCCCTTGAGGATATTGCCTCGGTTGCTGCCGTAATGGAGGGACTGTCCGCAACAATATCCAAAGATCATGAGTAAATCGGCGGATATTGTCGCCAGATCATTGTTGAATACGCATCATGTGTCGGTAAAGCTCGGGGTACTTAAATTCCGGATATACCAACCGTTTGTGAAAGATTTGGCAAGGGCATTCGCCGGAGGGAAAATAGACGTTTCGATCTCCGGAAGGCAAAAATATTCCATGGAAACAATATCTAAGCTGCTTTTTCGGCGCTCATGGTGCCAGAAACTATTCCTGTGGTACGCCAAACGGTATGCCACCTATGAAGATATTTCCGCTGCGACCATGAAAATAGCCGACATCGTATCGGGCAAAGACTTATTCGATTCGGTGAAGATCGACAAAACACGCCGGAAAACAGTGTCTGAAACCGTCGGGAATAATACGATAACGGGCATTATTGCAACGATGATGGATCAATTGAACATCTCCTACAACGAAGCCTTCCAAGGCATAAACTACCCTACCATGCTCCTCATGATGACCGACAAGGTGCGCACGCTCGTAGGAGACGAAGAAAAAATAGTGCGGGGATCGGGCGCTGATATGGCCCGGAGAAGAAGCAATAAGAAAATAGGCGATAAAGAGTAACAATGAGCGCATTATCATTCAAAATAAACGCGGAAACCGATAAACTCAAGAGTTTTATCACCATGCTTGAGCGGTTGCGGCAGGTGCTGTCCGAGATTCCGGACAGCACAAAGGAATTCGACGTCATAAACCGTAAAATTGGCGAGATGGAGGCGCGTGTTGAGCAATCCATGCGCAAAATAGCCCAGATGGAGCAGCAGGCAATGGATGCGGCGTCCAAGGCTGCCGCATCGGCCACGACCGGAACTACTGGCGGAGGTTCTACGGCGGGAACAGCGGCCACCCAGGCCGAAACTGCGGCATACCATGAACTTATTGAAGAGCTTAGAGCAGTCAATGCCTCAAAACGGGAGAATGTCGCATTAATATCCCAATATGAAGCGCAGATAAAGCGGCTTAAATCGGAAATACGCGATCTCAATAAAACAGAAAGCAGCGGCATAAAACTCACGCAAGACCAAAAAGCAAGCCGTTTTAATGCCTCCGTTTCGATTGAAGAGTATAAGCAAGCCTTATCTCGCGCAAGACAAGAACTTGCGAATCAAATCAAATTAGAACAGGTTGCCAGAGGGTCTATTGACGAGATGTCACAGGCCTTGGGTAGAATGCGGACTATCTACCGCTCTCTGAATGAAAGTGAACGCGGCAGCAGTTGGGGACAAAACCTACTTAAAAATATAGAAGGCCTTGACGCAAAAGTCAAAGAACTCGATGCGTCGATGGGCATTCATACCCGCAAGGTCGGCGATTACGCCTCTGGGTTCAATATGCTGGGATTCCAGATTCAGCAGGTTGCCCGAGAATTTCCCGCATTGGCATATGGCCCGCAGGCTTTCTTTGCTGCTATATCTAACAACTTTCCCATGTTGGCAGACGAGGTCGCCAAAGTAATCAAAGAAGTCCGGGCATTAAGGGCGGCAGGCGAGGCGTATGTACCCGTATGGAAGCAGATTGCAAAGTCAATCATATCCTGGCAGACCCTGCTCGTGGCCGGAGTGACCGTACTTACCCTTTACGGCAAGGAAATAACCAACTGGGTAGCGTCGCTGTTCAAAGGCAAAACTACCATAGATGCTGCTACTGCGGCTCTTGAGCAATTCAATTCCGCAATGGCTCAAGGTTCAGTATCGGCGCAATCCGAATTAACCAAATTGAACCTGCTGTATAGGGCTGCGACCGATCTATCCAAACCTTATGAAGAAAGAGCCGAAGCGGTCAAGAAGTTGCAGGACATCTACCCGGCTTACTTCGGTAATATGGCCGCAGAACAGGTTATGGTCGGGAATGCTGTCGGCGCTTATGAGAATCTGCGCGATGCAATTATTGAGGTCGCAAAGGCGAAAGCCGCAGAAAAAATCATCACCGAAAATCAAGAAAATATAAATCTGCTTGAGGCTACAGGAAATGCATATAAAGATTATGTAAGCGCCTATAAAGATTATGAAGATGCATGGAATAATCAGCAAAAACTATTAAAAAAATACAAGGCTGGAGAGGTAAGCAAAGAACAACTCGGAGCAGGATTGAGATATTTCAATACTGCCAAAGAAAGTGTATGGGAAGCTACCGACAATCTAAAAACTGAATTGCAAAAACTGCCCGGGGGTAAAGACCTGTGGGATAAAATTGAAAAAGAATATGATTCCAATGTAAGAGAATATGTCAACTCGGTAGATAAAACAAATGCCCAGTTGGTTCCTGTTGCTGAAAAGCTATTTGTAGGGAAAACCCCATCCGAACTTAACGCAGAATGGGAAAAAGCCCGCCAAAACGCCGAAAACGCAGCAAAAAAAGCGGCATCCGATCAAGAGCGCAACCTAAAGGAGCTCACCAAGCAATTGCAAAAGCTCCGGGATGATGCGTTGCAGGCCGAAGTAGATTCCATGAAGGACGGCACGGCCAAGAAACTTGCGCAAATAGATCTCGACTACCAGAAGCGCGCCCGGGCTATACAGGAAGCCGAAGAAAAGCTATTTGAGTTACAAAAAAAAGAAATTGACGCCCAGTACAAAAATGACACTTCGTCTGAACGATTCCTTGCCGGGCAACAGATGGTTGCGCAGTACAAAGGGAATGTGAATCACTTGGCGCGCCCACTTGTTGAAGCGGCAGAATTGGTAAAGAAAGGCTGGGAAGATGCAGGAGAAGGCATCGCCACCGTTTTCAGTAGCCAATTTGGTATTTTGGACGCCAAGGGCAAGGTAACTGAAATATTAGTCACCCCCATCCTTCCCAACGGGGATATTCTGTCTCCGCAAGAATTGGAAGATTATATATACACCCAGCTTGAAGGAGCGCAGAATATCTTGGCTGCCGACACCAAAGGTTTAGTTATCGCCACCAACGTAGCTGCCGATGGGTCGGCCGGCGAAAAATACCACGAACTTCAAGAGGTGTATTATGCTGACAATATCAAAGCGGCAGAAGGTGTTAGAATATACACGGAAGCCTTGAGAGAGTTCAATAAAGAACAACGAAATAAAGAACGAGCAAGCGTATCGGGTATAGCTATAACTCCAGAGGGACTATCGGCTGCTGCTAACAAAGAAATTCAGTCGTGGTATGAGTATTTGCGTAAATACGGAACCTTCCGGGAAAAATTGCAAGCCACAAAAGACCTATACGACCAAAAGATAGAAAAGGCAGGCAGCACCGGAGAGCGAAAAGCACTTGAAGCCGAGCGAGATGCAGCCGTAGCTGAAATTGAAGTACAAGCCGGGCAATGGATACGCGAATTGACAGGCAAGACCAAGGATGAATTATCCGCCCTGAAAGCAGATCTGGAGGCATCGCTGCAAACGCTTAAATCCGAATATAATGCCCTGGATTCGTCAGATAGTGACCAAGGACAGAAATTGCGCGGTGAGATCAATCAGACGCAAGCAAAAATCAATGCAGTAGATAAAGCTGCTTCGAGTACAAAATTATCTCCCAAAGATAATGCGATCAAGAAATGGCAGCGATTAGAAAAGACGCTCGGTGATATTGCAGATGGATTCGAGGGTATTGGTGATGCCGTTGGTGGGACTACTGGCGAAGTCATTAGTGCGGCGGGTGAAATTGCAACTAATGCAACAAGTATGATTAGCAGCATTGTTACTCTTACTGAATCATCGGCGGCAGCCATTACAACGACATCAACAACCGCCACCAGTGCGATCAAAGCTGTTGAGCGAGCATCCGTTATTCTTGCTATCATTCAAGCGGTATTGACAATAGCAACTAAAATAGCCAGCCTATTTAATAATGATGATGAAAAACAAGCGGAAATAGACCGACTGCAAGGCCGAATTGAGCAATTACAATGGGAATTGGATAATGCCAATGCAATTCGGCTCCAAGAAAATTCTTTTAATGCTATTCAGAAGGTAAAAGACGCTTATAATGATGCGACGAAAGCGATATTGAGCGCATACGGAAAACTAAGCCCCTTCGGGGAAGCCATCGTTAAGCGAATCAACGCGGCTAAAATAGAAGAAAAGGCAATCAAAAGTATAGCAGATGCCTATTCAAACCTTAAATATACAGACAGCAATCTTCTGGGGGAAAATAAGTTTAGTGATACCCGAGATAAACTTAACAATCTTGCAGAACAGCAGTTGTTGCTTCAAAAGCAGATTAATGCAGAGAACGACAAGAAAAAAACGGACAAATCAAAAATAAAAGAATGGGAGCGCCAAATGCAAGAACTTGGCGAAGAAGCTGCTGAAGTAATAAATGAGGTTGTAGAAACTATTATCGGCGGCACGGCAGAAGATATTGCAAAAGAGCTTGGCGATGCCTTCATAGAAGCGTTTTTAGAAGGTGAGGACGCCGCTAAGGCCTGGGGTGAAAAGGTAGACGAAATCGTCGCCGATATAGTCAAACAAATGCTGATAACCAGGTTTATAGAAGAGCGTATAGGTGAAGTATTTGATAAATATAAGGCTGAGTGGTTTAAGGATGGTGTTTTTCAGGGGACGGAAGCTGTCACCGATTCCATGGGAAACTTTGCCGACGATCTCAACAAAGTCGGAGAGGAATTTCAAGCTATTTGGGACAGTCTTCCCGATGAAACAAAAGAATTACTTGGGAATGCTGGCGCAGCTCGTCAGGAAGCCACGGGAAGAGGCTTTCAAACGATGTCGCAAGACACTGGAGACGAGCTAAACGGCCGCTTCACCGACATTCAAGGCAAAGTTACCGACATTCGAGGCTATGTAATGGCGCAGACGCAATCAATAATTGGTCTTTTAACGTCTATGGCCAATATTGAAACAGCCATGTACGCAAGCGTACAGGTAAATAATGAGCTGCTCCGATATGCCGTGATGACCTACATGGAAATTGTGGAAATAAACGGCAATACGGCAGCCATGAAGGTTGCACTGCAAGGCATCCAAGAAGATATTGCAGCGATAAAACGCAATACAAGTGAATTGTAACTATGAAGATTCAAAAAGACATAGCTGACCTTAACAAATTTATAGACGGCATCGAAGGTGAGGTCGTAGATTTCATGGATGAGAAGGCGCGGGAGGCATTAATAAGACAGAAAGAAGCTCGGCTACTATCTGGCAAACGCGACTACCTAAACCACACATGGAACTTACGCAGCGCTCTTGGTTACGTAGTTACTTATGAAGGCAAAGAAAAACGGCGATTTATAGGTGACCAAAATCATCCAGATCCGACGGCGGCCATTGAAACCAATAAAGTACTCAACGAAGAAAATAAAGCCGGAACAAGCATTATTTTCGCAGATGGCATGTATTACGCCAGCTTTGTCAGCTCTAAAGGTTATGATGTGATAGATACAGCCGAATTATTTTTAGATAAAGCATTAAACGGAAGAAAATGAAACGGGATTTACTCATAAACGGTTACGATGCCTTTGCAATGGGTATCGCAATGGGATCGGGGTTTATTGCAAGTCTAAGAGCACCCGCAAGCCTCAAAGATTTTGTAGAGAATGACGACCCAAAAAAGGATGGCAAGCAGGTGATTTACCCCGAAGAACCGAAAGTTGCCGCCCGCGATCTGACGCTGACATTCGTGATCTTCGGCGACACGCTCGCAGAGCACACGCTGAATTACAACAGTTTTATAGAACTACTAAAAAGAGGCAAAATGGACATCAGCGTACCTTCAATATCTGCGGATATTTACCACTTGACCTACGTGGGTAATTCAGGCAGCTACATGATGTCTGCTGACCTTACCACCTCACAACTGACAGTAAAATTCAATGAACCCAACCCGGCAAATAGGGTCGCAGAAACAGAAAATATATGACAACTCAACACAATAAGAGTGTAGATGCCATACGGACGATGGCACTACAAACGGGCGCTTGTAGAAAGATAAACCGCGTCCAAGACTTCACCGAGCTAATCAAACTGATGTTTACCCCACAAGGGATCGAGTTCTGCCAGGATCACAACTTCCCCGCAGTCGAAGTGTTCAGGGAAAACCGAAGCAATCTTCAAGGATTGGAAGTATATGTCGACGCTGGCAACATCACGCTAAAGGGCAAAGAATATGTATGCCTGGTCGGTGATACGAAGGCCACTATCGAGGCTTCTCGGCCTCAATTCACGCATACAATCATATTAATGCACGGCGCACGAGCCAAGATCAACGCCAAGGACTACGCCGTACTGAATATCGTAAATATCAGCGGAGAGTATTCGGTAAATAAGGATAGAACTGTTATTATGTTATAGAATAAGCCGGTAAATAGTCCCGGCTTATTCTAAATTAGGGCGAATTCAGCTGTATTTATTTCTTATAAAAAATCTTATCGTTATTTTCAGCCAACCCATACTTTCTCATTTTAAATGAATTATCTGATTCTATGGATATTATACGTTTATCTTCTCTCCCGTTAATCTCACCACTTTCTGAATAGGAGTAAAACGAAATAATAGCATCACTATAATTTACACTAACGGAGTAATAGCAGTTTTCCGTCATTTCAAGTAAATGGTCATTAAAATATTCAACAAGATGAGCTGTCCCATAAACAACAATTCGACCATCAATTACAGACACTTTTTCTTGGGCTGACGAGTATGGAGTAAATGTTATTTCTTCTGTTTCAGTAGTATTAGTAACAGGACTATATAGTGATCCGACAAACTTACCATCAAGGACTTGTAATATTTCTTTTTCTGCTGGTGATGGCAAATTACCATTTTCTTTATCGTCAGAACAACCGATAAAGGTAAATGTAATTATTAAAATAATTGAAATTAAAAATTTTATCATAACTTATTTCAGTTTTACTGCAAATCCAGAAGCAATATATCCATCTACTATTTCACCATATTTGGTGCTTCTAATAATAGGCGTTATATTGAACTCGGCTTATATCATTTTATCAAATTAAATAACTTTTTAAGTCTTTTCTGCGTAAACCCATCCGCCAAGAAGTCTATATTTTTATGGCACAAATTAAATCTAATATCTGTAATAATATCTGATTGAAGAAGTTGCAACTTATCAATCGATAGGTCAAATTTTACGTTCACATTTGTCATTTTCTTAACTCCACCAGTAGAAATTCCTGCTCCCCAATGGATAGTATGACCTTTTTCTTTGATATTACTATTTACAATATTGCCTGACAATTCAATAATATCTCCCCTTTTAGTCAAAAATGCAATAGAAACAGTTTCGTCTACATCCACTATATCTTTAACATTTGATATTAAAGCATATAAGAATAAAGAATCATTAACACGTCTGAGTTTATAGTCTACGTAAGGCCTGGCTGTTTTAACAACGCTTGTCTCGATTATACTGTCTCCTGTGAACTTATCTATTTCATTTATAATAATTCGTTGTGCGCATACATTGCTTAATAACAAGGTAAATACTACGAAAAATACTAATTTTTTCATATGATAATAAATTATGTATATAATAACAAATTTACAATTCTCTATTGAAATATCCAAAAAGCGAGGAGTGATTTTCGCCACCCCTCGCCTCATGTTTTAATGTTGCCTCTCCTTTGTAGCACGTTATGCGCGTATTTGTGCCAAATCGCGGCCTATCCGCCGCAAGGCATCCAATATTTCCTCCGTGCGTTTCTCTGATGGTTTTTTGGTGCCGTAAATATATTTCGACAACAAACTTTTGTGAATACCTATCGTGCGGGCAATCTCCGACACATTCAACTGCGGGAACCGACGGAACACATCCCCTATCACATTATTTGTGTCCGGTTCATCCGTGGTGTAGAAACTCGACAGGTGTATATCTTCGTCGATCTCCTCCCAGCGGATGGCATCCCCAAACTTGTTTATTTTCCACGCCTCGCGCTGGGCGTCGGTAGCTTCTTTGAGTATGGGGAAATACTCAAGCGGACGGCTATAGGTCTTGCCGTCATCGGTGGCTATGTATATCCGGCCACCCTCGAACCAAACTTTTGTAATCTTCACCATAACCCGCAGATGCCTCTCTACTTTTTGAACCCTATTTGGGTTCTCTCCTTGGCTGCCTGCGGTACTTTAATCGACAATGCGGCGATGGCTTGGTAGATGTTATCAAGCTCTTGGCGCATATCTTCCGACAGGTCATTGACGGCTTCGGCATTATCCTCGTCGGCTCGCTCCAATAGCGCCAGTTTTGCCCGGATTTCGGCCAACTCTGCCGTGATTTGGGTTGTAGTGGTAATGTAGTTGCGCATCGCTACGAAAGCCCGCATAATGGCGATATTTGCATTTATAGCGACATCACTATTCAACAAGCCGGATAGCATAGCGACGCCCTGTTCGGTAAACGCATAAGGCATTTTGCGAATACCACCCCAACTTGATGTCACAAATTGTGATTTCAAGTTTGCAAACTCTTGATTTGTAAGTTGAAACATAAAATCGGAAGGAAATCGTTTGTTGTTACGTTTTACTGCCTGATTTAATGCGCTTGTCGTTACTTGGTAGAGTTCCGCCAAATCACGATCCAGCATCACCCGCTGACCCCGAATTTCGTAAATCTTGCTTTGAATGGGTTGTAGTTCCATATCTTATCTTTCTGCTCCAAATATTCAACCACCGCCCGAGAGGCGTTGTCGTAGTGCAAAGATAGTGATTTTTGCCTTGTGTTTGGAAGAGGAAGGCGGCAAATAAAAACCGAGGCTATTGCCTCGGTTGCAAAAAATTAGATGCCTATTATCTATTTTGTTTTGATTTGAAAAATATGAAGACACCAGCAACTGCAGCAATAGATCCCACGGCAATAGATCCTGCAACCGTATCAAAACCCTTATATAAGGCATAAAGCACTGATCCAGAGAGAACCAACACCGACAAGAAAGCAAATGTGATACCTAAATAAGTCGTACGAATTGCATTTCTGGTCATTACGTTCTCTGTGTCGTGTCGATGTACCATTTCTTTTTCAGCCATCTTTATAATGCGTTCCGCAGCTCCCGGAACAATCTGATCGTATTTGGCTAATGCTTCGGGCTGCGGAAGTGGCCCTGAATAATGTTGTTGCAACTGGACATGCTGAACTTTATCAGCAGGACTTGTATTTTTCATATGCTCTCCGTATGTCGTTGCCTACATTATACCAATCTTGCGTCATATTCTCAAGGTCAGTTTTTGCCTGACGTTGTTTGCGGCACCTCTCTATCGGATTGGATTCCAACGAAAAGAAATGCAAAACGCTGTCTATAAATATAATCAAAAGGCTTTTCATAATAAACATCTTTTCTATGCAAATATACTTTTTTATTAATAAACTGCAAAAAGCGTACTGTTATTGTATTTACACTGTTTATATGATAAAATCCCATTCGCTCAAAATGAAGTGTGGAAAATAAAAACCGAGGCAATTGCCTCGGTTCTATTGTTATTTTCAAACGGGATGATATTGTTTCACCTCTTCTTGCACTTAATCTCGACACTATCGCCGTCCATCGTCATTGTCATCTCTGCGACATTATCCGATAGACTATGAATATTGTATCGCGCATATTCAGTGTTTTCTATATAGCAAATAATCGTACTTCCTTTGGTCTTATAAGTTCCACGCCCATTGCCGAAGTATCCGCTTCCATAATAAGTGCCATCTGAATTAAATGTAGCTGACGCGTGGAACTGATCGAATATCGACGATGTAATATCCAGCCAGCTGCCATCCTTCTGCTTGAGATGGGTAATATCCCACGTCCCATATATGGCGTCGCCATATTTGAAATTGGGCTCGTCATCATCCGAACACCCTACAAAAGCAACCGAGGCAATAGCCACACACAAGAGTAAAAACTTTTTCATATTTCTAATTGTATTGGTTAGTGCCGCAAAATTATAAAATTCCCCCCCCCACAAAATTTTGGAAGTAAAATTTAACCCCGATGTAAAAAATAGTGCAAAACCCTTTGTGAATTAAAAGTATTTCCATATATTTGTGACGCTTACATATACTCAAGAGTGCACAAGATGCACCTTCGCTGGTGCTTTTTTTGTGCCGGTAATTAAATATACGGACGGGTAACCCTGTGGCGTTGCTGTAATGGCGCGCCAACCTCTTGAGTAAAGATGTAAGCAGCAGGTAGTACCCGTTCGTTTTTTTGTTTTATTAAATGCTTACATCTATGAAAACACAATCGCTTCCGGGGACACCCGACCACCAACAACTCTACAACGAGGCCATGCAGTACAAGAAGGCTTATTTTGACCTTCTCGCCCGCTACTGCGATACGGTTGATGAATACATCGCCGACGTTGACCGCAAAATCGAGGAATATCAAGCTTCATCATCAAACCGATCTATCGATCCGTTTATCCTTATGAAGATGGGTGGGAAATCTGATGTCACACAATGTAAATAGCCGAGCCATGAAGACAAAGAATCCCAGCCCTGACTATTACGAACTTTACATTGAGGCCAAACGTATTGCCGAAAATAACTATAAGGCGTACGCCCAGACGATGCAATGGCTGAATGAAACCACCAAAAAGCAAATCCAATTAGAGGATTATGTACATGCACTCGAAATGGATGCGCTCAATGCCTATCTGAACAGATCGAAGTATTTCGAACAGACGACAACCACCAAATTCTGTTAGTCATGAACAACCTGCAAATATTCAATAATGAACAATTCGGTCGTGTACGTATTATCATATCCGATGAAAATAAGCCTATGTTTCTTGCGAATGATGTAGCGAGGTCATTAGGATATATGCGGACAGCGGATGCAATTTCAACACATTGTAAAGGGGTCGCCATTTTGCCGACCCCTACCGAAGGAGGCATTCAAAGGGTGAAATACATCCCCGAATCCGATGTCTACCGTCTTGTCATGCGGTCGAAGCTCCCGCAGGCCGAACAGTTCCAGGACTGGGTATGCGATGAGGTTCTACCCACGATCCGCAAGACTGGCGGATACATGTCAGCCAAAGACACAGACACGCCCGAAATGATAATGGCACGTGCCGTGCTGGTAGCCAATGACACTATAGCCCGCCAGAAACAACAGCTGGAGCAGGCACAAAAGCAGGTGGCAGCACTCGCGCCGAAAGCAGAACTGATGGACAAGGTGCTGGACACAGACCAGAAGATCGACGTCGGGCAGGCGGCAAAGATTTTGAACCTTCCTTTTGGCCGCAACACGCTCTTTCAGCGGCTCCGTGAACGCGGTATATTCTTCTGCAATCGCAATGAGCCTAAGCAAGAGTATATTAACCGTGGTTATTTCGAGTTAAAGGAGAAGTTGATAGACCGCAACAACCACGAATCGTTCACGGTTATAAAAGTCCTCGTGACGCAGAAAGGGTTGGATTTCCTCGCAAGACAATTCGAGGTAGTCCAAACGCCAAAGAAGATGGCACCGATAAAGTAACCCCCGTATACCACTATTTCCACACCACGTTGGGGGCGCCTCGCAGAAATGCGGGGCGTTTTTATGTGGTGCCACATGCAATATAAACAGCACGAAGTGCGTTTTCGTATATAAATTGGGCTATTGTAAAAAATATTGCGTAATTTTGCAATGTGGCACATATTTTTATATATTTGTATAATATAAGGAGGTTCGGCTATGGCGACACCGGTTTTTAATTCTGAAAAATCTTTACAGGCTGTCCTGTATATTGCGAACAGGGTGGAGCGTAAAGATTTCCATAAAATTTTTAAAGTGCTCTACTTTGCAGATCGAGAGCACTTGATAAAGTATGGACGTCCGATTACTGGTGATACCTATATTGCGATGAAAGACGGGCCGGTTCCGTCAAAGATTGATGATATATTCAAAGCTGTACGCGGAGATAGCTATTTTGCCAAGTATGCAGATATAGCGAAGTTTTCTGAATTATTCAGTGTCCACGATTGGTATTTTATTTTACCAAAAAAAGAAGCTAATTTATATTATCTTTCAAAGACAGACATTGCCGAACTTGACGATTCAATAGCCAAATATGGCTCAATGGCATGGGAAGAATTGCGTGAAAAATCGCATGATTACGCATGGCATGCCACTGCGAAAGATCGTCCGATTGCCGTTGCTGATATTATGCGAGAAGATGGGGCTGATGAAGAATTTATCAACCATGTTACTTCATTAATGGACTTCCAAAAGGCTTGTTTGTAATCATGGATATTTCCCCATTGGCCCGTGCTGTTATAAAAAGAGGTACTATACTCCATTCTGATGAATTCGACTACGTTGATCATGGAAAGATGTTTGTTGTAATGGGAGAGGATGACACGCAATTATACGGCTTCTTTTTTATAAATTCCGACATAAATCCTAAAATTTGGAAAGACGAGAAAGCATTGAGTATGCAAATGCAACTCAAGAAGAGCAACTATCCTGATATACTCAAATACGATTCGTTTCTCGGCTGCCAATCCCTACTCCATATTTCGAAATCTGAACTTATAAATCAATTTTCGGACGGCAGAGCGCAATATATCGGTGATTTAGTAGAAGATGATATTAATATGGCGCTCGAAGCGGTTCGACGGTCTGATTTGTATTCTGACTACGAGAAAGATACATTCTTTAAATAAATTGTGATGGACATGGGTGTAGACGCCTAAAATAATGGATCATTTTGTTATAGACGTACGGGTCTATCCGTATAATGTGTAAATTGAAACATCTGTATAGAGCCCTAAATAGTTATTTTAGGGCTCAATTTTATTTTACGGTTAATTTTAAGTCCCAAAATATATGTTCGGGCAGGGAGAAATCCCTGCTTTTTTATTGATATTTTTACTGCTCCCCATTGTTATTAAAATGCACACCTGCACATTTGCACAGAGGCTTGAGGAATCGCCGAGCCCTTGATGCAAATGATTATTTATTCTCCGACAGGAACAGAAATATTAGACGCACCGGTCACCAAAGAGGCTATCATCAAATATGTCCTCATGGGTGACTACTATATCGAGCTGCCCTTTAATCTCCTTGAACCAACGACATTCGCCCGGGGTTCCTATATCACATATAAAGGCCGCAAGTTCGAAATTATGTCCACGGTATGCCCGGAGTTCGACAACAAGACAGGCGGCTACAAATATACACTCAAATTCGAGGCGCAACAGAACCACATGAAGCGTTTCGTATGCTTCTGGCTGGGCGGAGACAATCCCGAAGCCGTATTTCACAACACCACCGACCTCGCATCCTTCGCTGCCCTGATCGTCGCCAACATGAACAAACAACTCGGGGGCGAAAACTGGCAGGTAGGCACGATCACGGTTGACAATCCTAAAGCTACGAAACTCGTATCGTTCAATGGCGATAAGTGCTGGGACATCCTCAATACGATTGCCGAGACCTTTGAAACGGAGTGGTGGACAGAAGAAAACGGCAATCTCGTATCATTATGCTTTGGCAAACTGGACTTTGGTTCCCCGGAAGAGTTCAAACAGGGCAACGTAGTGAAAAACATTCCCGCAAAAAAGGGGGATGATTCGAGCTACGGCACCCGGTTTTACGTCTTTGGCTCTACTCGTAATCTCACAAGCGACTATGGACAAGCCCCGCAAGGCGGTGAAACGAATCATGTATCTGAAATTCGGCTTCGCCTGCCGGACGGACAGCGGTATATCGACGCAATATCTGGTATTTCGGGAAGCGACATTGTAGAGCAGGTCGTGTTCTTCGATGACATATACCCCAAGAATACGGAGACGGTCACCAGTATTGAGACTGTAGACCGGGAGATCATCGAAGGGCAAACGGATAAGGCGTATGTCATGTACTGCAAAGACACGCCATTCCTGCCTTCGGACATGATCGAAGGCGAAACGCTGGGGGCAACGTTCACGAGCGGTAGCCTTATGGGGCGTGATTTTGAGTTAAGTATAAATTACAAACCTGAAACATGGAAACCCGAAGACGGTTTTGACAAGAAATTCGAGATCATCGCCCAAGTAGAAACATCCGGCGAAAGCCAGCTTATCATCCCCAACGAAAGCCTGCATCCCGAGCCTGGAGATACGTTTGTCATCACGGGCGTAAAACTACCTAAAGAAAGGATCGACGAGGCCGAAAAGGAGCTTTTGAAGGCCGGGGAATCATATGCTGCGAAACACAGCAGCGACACGGACGTATACGACTGCGAAACTAATCCCGTATACTGCCAAGAAAACAAGAAGAATTACGATGCCGGGCAAGCGGTTCACCTTGTGGATCCACGCTTCGGAGAAAGCGGCCGATTATCACGCATCCAGGGATACGAAAAAAAACTATATAACGAATATATCGCCACATATACGGTAGGCGACAATACGGCATATTCTCGTATCGGCAACATAGAATCGGAGGTGAAGGCAAACCTGTACGCACAGCGCATAGGCGTTACCGAATCGGGAGCCTCAATCTACCTTATCACCCGCTACGATTCCACTGCCGCCGCAGACTACAATACCTATTCCGCCAAGCGTGCACTATGGGAATTCGCCAACAAACAGTTTCCAGACACCTTTAAGGGCAGGATGACTTTTGATGACGGTGCCCAGTTCGGAAACTTCGCATCCGGGATGACAGGCTTTGGCGGCATGATCGACAAGAAAGGCGACGCAGAGATGCAGAACCTGAAACTTCGGGGATTCCTGGAGGTACCGGAACTCCGCTACAACCGCGTCGAAATATCCATGGGCGATACGTGGTATGCCCCGAGTACCGGGATCATCGAGAGCGTCGACACCGAAGCCCAGACCATCACCCTCAAGCTCGAAGAAGGCGAGATCGGAAGTCCTCGTGTCGGCGACATTTGCATGGGTATCTTCCACAATTTGAATACTCCGGAGAATGCAACCGCGGATTATGACGACGGCCGTGGCAACAGGCGCTTTGCCGGGTTTGCCACCTGCTATTTCCGCATCACCGAGGAGCTGGACACTACAACTTACAAGACATTCAAGTATCAACTACGCCCGGCATCGGAAGATTACCCCACCCAATATCATCCGGCGGCGTCGATGACCTTCGTGGGCTATGGCTCCTTCTCGAATAAGGATCGGCAGACCTCCCGCTACGAAACCCGGACATACCAGCGTTATTTAACGGGAGTTTCCGACTGGGAGTTCAGGGCCGATAACATTGCCGCGCAATACGGCGACCTGTCCAACCTGTCCGTATTCGGGATAGAGATGCGGGGGTATTCGGCATACCTGAACAACATATACATGTCGGGTGTCGTCCACCAGTTCACGCCCGGCGGCGAAGAGGTGCCCACGATCATAGACCGCGGGGTATGGAGCCCGACGGAAACATACAACCGCAACGATGACGTATACTGGAACAACGGGCATTGGCGCTGTCTGGTCGACGGCACCAAGACCGAACCCGGCAAGGATGCCGAGGAGTGGGTATACTTAGGCGGATACGGAGTGCTCGAAACGGTCAGCATATTCAAAAAATCGGAAAACGAGCCTGCGAAACCTACGGAGCTGAAAATACCGCCCGAAGGCTGGACGACGGAAACGTTGCCAATGTCGGATCAACGTCCTACATGGATGTGCACCGGAACCGTTGTTGACGGGGAGGTCAAATCATGGTCTGAACCCCAGCGCATATCGGGGGAACCGGGTCTCGACGGGAAGGACGGCAAGGATTACGAGTGGATCTTCGCACGTACATCGCAATACAAAGCCCCCGCACAACCGCCCACCTCACAGCAGGACGACTACGTTCCCGCGCCATCCGTAACTACGGACGGGCAGGTGTGGACGGACAATGCCGTGGGGCCCGATAGCGACAACCCTTACGAGTGGGCCAGCAAGCGTGTGAAAGGAAATGACGGCATGTGGGGCAAGTTCACCTCCCCTGCGCTTTGGGCGAAATTCTCGTTCGACGGAGCACCGGGTGTCGACGGAACCGATGTAGAATGGATATTCAAACGCACAAGTTCCAACACGGCCCCGAATACGCCGTCTGGCAGCGACGAAGACGGATATGTTCCGAGCGGTTGGACGAACAACCCTACGGGCCCGAATTCCGAGCGCCCCTACGAATGGACTTGCGTACGCTATAAGACAGGCGGACACTGGAGCGGATATTCAGCAGCGTCCTTATGGGCGAAGTGGTCGTTCAATGGCGCGGATGGCGTGGACGGAGAGGGTGTAGAATACATATTCACACGTACGAAAACCGAAGATTCGAGCACTGTCCCGGAAGTCCCCGCAGCTGCTGAATACGATAATCCCCCGGCACCATGGACGGATGACCCTACGGGAGTAGACGCCACATATCGCTACGAATGGGTGTCGAAGCGCAACAAGGTGGAGGGTGTTTGGGGCGCATTCTCCGCACCTTCGATTTGGGCACGGTATTCTTACGACGGAGCGCCGGGTAATTGGACATCCTATGTATTCAAGAAGAGTGACACGGAGCCGGCCAAGCCTACTTCCTCCGACCCCATTCCGTCCGGATGGAGTGACGCGCCCACTGGTGTCGGTATATGGTGGATGTCCAAGGCTACGATAGACGCATCGACCGGAGAGGCCGGGGCGTGGTCGACGCCTATCCGCGTAACGGGCGAGGATGGGGAGCCGGGGCCGCACACGGATTTCAAATACGCCAAGAATAACAGCACCACCACGGCGCCGGCGCTGGTCAAAACGGATCGCAACCCCGCAGGCTGGAGCGACACCCCGCCGTCGCTCTCTTCGGGTGAATATCTGTGGATGACGCAGGCAGAAATAGACGCCAACAATAATCTGTTGCACCCGACGGTGGGCTGGGCAACTCCGGTACGCATATCGGGAGAGCAGGGCCCGAAAGGTGATGACGGCGCCCCTGGCGAGGACGGCAATGATGGCAAGGACGGCTTGCAGGGTTGCATAATCCGCCTCACGGAATGGGCGTCGGGCGTCGAATACCGCAATGACCTCGACCTTGTCTCCAATGGCCCCAGATACATAGACATAGTTACGATCTATGCGAACAATAAGCAGCTGAAATTCCAGTGCAGCCAGACGCACACGTCGTCCGCTTCCAACAAGCCGGCAGCGGGAGCTACGTCGGCATACTGGCAACAACTCAACGACATGGTGCCGATATATACGCCCCTGTTGTTCGCTGAGAACGCCGTCATCAACTTCCTGCAAGGCATGGAGTTCGTGGTGCACAACTCCAAGACGGACATTTCCGTGAATACTATTATTGCCGGGCTCGTGGGTGGTGATATTCCCCTGTTCGTCGGGAGCAACACGCCGTCCAATGCACCGTTCAGGGTCGCCAAGGATGGTTCATTCGTGGCCACCAAAGCCGATATTACGGGGACTATCAATGCATCGAGCGGTATAATTGGCGGTTTTGAAATAGGAGAGAGTTGGCTGGTGTCGCAAACGTCTATGGGTAAAGAAATTTGGTCTAACAAACTGTCGGCCGCGCGGGTACTACTGGAATGCAAAGGGGGCGCCTATACAAATTCTTTTGATGCAATGGCGTATCCATTAGGCTCATCGGGTTATTCCGACCATTCTGTGCTATCCGTGGCAATAAACAGAGAATCATATGACGCCACGAATAGATATAACATCGGAATTGATGTATCGGCCGAAGGGGAATATAATGAAAACTCACAGATAGGAAATATTCCAAATGGCAATCATGCCATATTATTGAGAAAGGGGGATATATGCGGATTCAGGTTATTCAGCAGGACATTAACCAGTGCATGGACGCTTACAGACTATGAATCAATCATATTCAACGATACATCGGGTGTGAATTACATTACGCTGCCATCCAGCCCCAAGCCCGGACAAATATATTTTATCAGAAAGATAGGAAAGGGTAACGTCACCATCCAAACCGGGGGCCTCACCCATGTAATTAAACAGAACGCTGGCAGCACCACCAGGAGTGTAGTTTTGGACTATGGCTCACTCGCTATTCTGATGTGGAACGAAAATGGGCAATATTGGACTGCCAATGACTGCCCTACAATGTAATAAATTATGAAAACATTGAATTTTAAGGATTTTAAACTATTCACCGACATTTCACATGTCGGACATGTTGTCGTCGATGCCCGGAAAGAATTTGCCAATGCCATATACATGAGCATGAACGGCATCGTGGCCCACGACCTGGCATTCCGCATCCTCCACAGCGAAGGCGGCATCGAAGTTTCCGACGAGGAGGAATCGATTGTCATCGACACCGCAAAGATGTGCAAGGCGGTTTTCTACGACAGCATCATGTCCGCTCTCAAGGAGGAATAAACGACAGAAAGAATATGAAACGCATCCGTATAGGCAAGGACATAGAGATACATTGGCCGATACTCACCAATGGGGAGCCGGTAGCACTCGAAGGGCGCGACCTGAAGCTCTTCGTCCATTTGCCTTCGCATATGGACATTCCCGTCGATTTCACCACCGAAGGCAACACCGCGATTTTCATCATAAGCGGGGCAATGCAGAAGTCTATCGGGGTGTATCGCCTTACCATGTGGGAGAATTTGCAGAAGAGAGGGCAAACGGCGGTCGACTACTGCAAGGCCTTCGAATTGGTTCCTACGACAATTTTGGAGGGCGGCGAGGATGAAAGCAACCTCAGGTCGGAAACTGTCGACCTCGAGGCGTCAAGCCTTGTCGTCGGGTTGCCCGGCCAGAGTGCTTACGAGGCATTCAAGAAATACAACCCGAATTCCGAACTTACGGAGGAAGAGTATGCCGAAGCCCCTATTAACGCTGCAAATGCCGCAAACGAGGCGGCAAAAGCGGCAAATGACGCCGCAGGTAAGATTGGGGATATTGACAAAGCCCTCGCCACAAAGGTCGACAAGGAAGAAGGGAAAGGGCTTTCGGCAAACGACTACACCGATCAGGAGAAGGAGAAGCTGGCCGGGCTCTCCAACTACGACGACACGCAAGTACGGGAAGAACTGGCCAGGAAGGCATCCAAGCAGGAGCTGGCAGATGCAGCGTCGGGCGCATTGGCTTCGGCAAAGTCGTATACGGACACCGAGGTTGAAAAGACGAAAGAGGAAGTAGCCGAGAGTATCCAACAGTTCGTGGTGCCCTTAATTAGGAATGAAATAACCGAAGGAGACGCGGAGGCACTCAAACAGGGCAAGGCATACACGGACACCAAAACGGCGGAGTTGTGGAATAATGTCAGCGATACGTTTGACGCTATGTCCGAGGAGCTCAACAGCAACATATCCGGCGGGGATACGCAGACACTGACCGAAGCCAAAAACTATACAGACAAGACGATCTCAGAAATTCCCACCCCGGACGTCAGCGGGCAGATCGAGCGGCACAACACCTCCCCCACGGCGCATCCCGACATCCGGGAACTGCTCAACACCTGCGTAGGGCTGCCGGAGTTCAACGACAAAACCTACGAGCTGACCTTCACGACAAAGGGCGGTGCGAAGTTCATCATCGACCTGCCTATCGAGAAGATGGGGCTGCATTACAACGAGGATACCCAATCTATCGAGTTCGCAAATGCCGACGGCTCCATATCCTCCATCCCGGTTTCTGACTTCGTGAAAGTATATGTCGGCTCTATCGGTTCCGAGATACAGGTTACGGTCGAAGGCTCCGAAATCCGGGCTACCCTGCTCAACAACACCGTATCCTGGGATAAGTTGACACTTGCATTGCAGGAGATGATTCAGGGCAAGGCCGACCGCACGGAGCTTCCCACGAAGCTGTCGCAGTTGCAGAACGACCCGAACTTCGTGGCATCGGGAACCCTCGAAACCCAGTTGACGCCCATCAAAACCGAGTTGGGCGGCACAGTGCGCCTCGGGGAGGAAATAGGAGAAAGCGCTACCCCGCCTCCTATACCGGACACGGACGATGAAATAACCGAAGTCCTCGCGCACTCGGACTGCACGCTCGAAGAGCGCGTGGCGCACCTCGAAAGGCTGCTCGTGGGAGTGCTCTCGGGCAAAGTGCTGATCCCGGAGTTGCAGGTGAAGAAGCTGGGTGTGTGGGGCGACAACAACCTTGTCGTCACGGGCGAGGGCGCGCCGACGAAAGCCCCCGACCGCGCGGGGCAGTTCTATGTCGATACGAAGAACAACGCGGTCTACCACTCCGTGGGCAATGGCGCGGTGTCGGACTGGAAGAACGCTTAAACTGCATACAACATGTCACAAGTCAACAAATACGCCGACAAGGCGGGTTACACGGCCGACAAGAACCGCAAGGACACGCAGTCGGCGGTGTCATACGTCGAAGACGACGGCGAGGTGATCTACGACGGCGTGAACGTCGTGGTGGACAAGCCGGCCGCCGGTGTCGGTGATCTCGTCGTCTTTGACAAGACGGACGGGGTGTTGAAATTCATCAAGGGCGCTACGCTCGTCGCTGAAAAGATACCTTCCGCGCTGGTTCCCGCAGGAGTGGTGTACGGCCGACACGGCGATAAGGTGCGGATCGTGTCGCTGGATAATGCGACATATAACGGGTCGATGAGTATTCAATGGGCGGCCCCCTACGAAGTGGCCCTGTCGGGCTTCGACCTCGCGGCGGGCGGAACAATCGTGCTTACACTTGGTTCCGGCTCGGTTGCCGCAGATATTTCGATACCGTATTCCGCAGGCGCAACGCTTACGGACGTTGCATCGGCGATCAATTCCACGCTCAAAGGAACGCCCGATTACACCTCGGCAAATTATGGCGGCTGGACAGCAACTGCGGCCGACGGATTCGTCGTGATGGGTTCAAACACGCATAACGCTACGCGGGCGGCGATTGCTGTTGTTAGCGGCTGCACGATTCAACGAACGCCCGAAGATATTAACTA